CTGCTTTTTACGTAAGTTAAACTTATGTAAATGAGAGGTTAGACATAGTAATACTCTCGAGGTAGTCAGCTGCATTACCTAGTGATGATGCAGTGTTTGTTAGGGCAACATAACCATAACGTGTCATGAAACCTACTACTGGTTCGAAAGTTGCTGGGTCTAGTACTGTACCGGAGCTCATCAGTGGGATATATGGGCAATAGAACGCAGCTGCATCAGCTTCGCTTGAACCCTTATAGCCTACTAGTGTTGCACCAGCATCGGCTAGATATGTGTCTACGTATACCTTCATTGATCCATTTAATGTACCAACCATCTTCTGATTAGTTGGTGCTTCAAATGAACCTTCAGTTGTACGTGCAAATGCACTTGTTGAAGCACTTTGTAGTACTGTTAATGCAGCTGATGAAACAACTGCCCAGTTACCTGCGCCTCGACGTGTACGTTGAGCAATACGGTTAGCTGCACGATTCAACACAACTGCTAGAGCTGCGTGTTCGTCACCAACGTATGTTGCTGTACCTGATACTGCGGCTTGGTCATATGTAAAACCAGCACTTGCAATACCACGTAGTGAAGATAGAACTTCTTGGTCAATTTCTGCAGTAATTTCTTGTGCTAATGCACTCATAATTTCTGCTTCCATATCGATACCGTGCATTGCATTTGCATCCTGTGCAGACTCAAAAGTCCAGCGAGCGGATAGCTTTCTGGTTTTTGCTTCTACAGGTTGCTTTAAGATTTGAATGCTTAGACGGTTACCTGCGGCGCCTTCGAGTGCCGCAGTAGCTGCACCAAGTCCAGCTGTGGCATCGCCTGAATAGGCTTGACCAATCTGGAATGGGCTCAATGCTTCGTCACCAGCTACTACATCGTTTCCGGTGCCTGTTGCATCATTTGTATCTGCATAACGTACTCTCAATGTGTGAATTTGTCCTACTGGACCTGCCATTGGCTGTACACCAACGATATCGTTGGCAATAACTGATGGCATTACGCGGCGGATTACTGGTAAAATAACGCGGTTTAATGTTGCTACATTACCTGAAGCAGTCGCGCCTGCGCTGGCAGTTTCTGTAAGATACCGACGGGTATTTTCCAGACATACGGCCATTGTACTACGCTGAGTACCTTCAAGACCCTCACATAGAGCCTCTTTAGTTTCGTCCCAACGTTCTGTTAATAGTTCTGACATTTTTGTCTCCTAAACTCCTTAATATATTATAATCCCGCTAACCTTTTGATATCAACTACATTTTCAGTATAATGACCGTTTGGTTGAATTTCTTCAACTTCACGATTACCAGTTACTTCTGTATGTGTTGATTCAGTAAGTTTGCGTTTTATACCACTGCCATCGCCATTTAAAACTGCTGGCAGGTACTTATCAAAAGATGCTCTTAATTTATCAGTCTGAATTGATTCGAGTAAACTATCCATAATTTCTTTCTTATCCTTAGCCAAAGGGTTAAGCATTTCTGAAAGAACTTCTTTCCTGTTTACCTGATCGTTAATAATTTTAATTTCACTTCTTGCTGATTCTACAAGTGCTTCTTTTTCTATTACTTCTTTACTTGCTTCCGCAAGTTCATTTTCCTTATTGGAAATTTGCTTCATAAGCTTTGCTACTTCAGTCTTCTCATTTAAGTATGAGTTAGCATATTCAGCGGCAAATGCTTCAAATAGCTGACGTCCAAAGTTGTTCTCGCGAGCACTTTGAATATCTTCTTTTAATTGTGACATCTCACTCTTTATAGTTTTGGTGACAGTCTCTTCAACCATCTTAGCACCACGTGCAATAAATGTCTTTTTCAGTTCTGCTAGTCTCTTTTTTGCTTCAGATACTAACTTAACTTTTGTTTCGATTACGTCTTTTTTGTCTTCATCGAACTCTACAATTTCTTCACTTAATGCTTTGATTACGAAATCTTCTAACTTACCAAATGCTTCAGTTTGCGAACCTCTATCTGTGCGAAACTCATGCATTTCGTTTGCTAAATTTTCTGTAACGAACGTGTTAAGCATATTTGCGTGCTCTTTAATTGCTGTCTTGTATCCAACTCGCTCAACAACTACTGCTTGCTTATCCTCAACAAATTCTTGGATTTCTTGTTTTAAAGAATCTGTGACCATACTATCTAGGGCTTCTACAATTGCTTCCTTATCATGCTCATAACGCTGTGCAAATTCTTCACGGAGTTCCGCTTTATTTTGCTCAGCAGCTTCTGTCAACTTGGTGTCCCAAGCTTCCTGAAGTTCATCTCTTGCTTCTTCTGAGATTAGGTTATTGTCGATAAGTGGTTTGAATACCTCTATCATAATACTCTCCTAAATTTTTAGGTCCTTTATTAAACGCAAAATCCCTTCTTTAAGATACTTCTGCGCTTTTTGATTCTCATGTGCTTCACCTGCTACATCCAACAATCTATGTCCGTGCCTTGTATTAAGAAGGCCTTCATAAATTGCTGTTGGATAAGCATCTGGAGCACTTGGTTGGGCCACGACATCAATCGTGACTATTTCAAATTCTGAAACGTCCCCAGATGATTCGGTTACATTACCGGAACCCCTGGAGGATACTCCTAATTTAACACCTGACTCTAGCATTGTTTTGACTAAATTACCCATCGGGGTTGGAAGAACTTTAAGTTTTCCATAGCCATTTGGTCCATCCATCCACATTTCTGTAACCATGTGGGAAACACGATCTAAATTAACTTTTAAATCGTCTGGATGATCAACCTCGCCTAATACGGACATGCCTGACTGGATTTGCTCATTTAATGTTGATACTGCATCTTGTATTTCATTGACGGGATATACCCGCTTATTTGCATTCTTTACGCCTCCTTGAATACAAATACCTTTCATAAATAGATTTTTGCCTGTCTCATCAGTTTCAGTAACCATACGTGCTTGGTCAAATGTCAAGTGTTCTCTTAGATAAGTCATCTTTAAATTATGCCTCGTTTGCTACCTTAGCTTTTGGTGACATTTTTCCCTTTTGTACTGCTGGGTCTGATGCACCTGACTCGGAACCGCCTGAATTCAGATTTGATGCATTTGCACCACCTGCGTCCATTGGGTTTTTACCTGCTACTGGACCTGAACCACCATCACTTGTATCAGTGCTTGTATGGTTAACTGCTTTTAGGTCTTCTGTAACTTCTTCTTTGTCATCATCTTCGTCATTGGCTTCTTCAACTGGCTCTTCATCAGATTCAACGGATTCAATTTCCATTTCTTCTTCCGGTGCAACTTCTTCTTCACCAGCATCGCCACCAACTTCTGCCATTAACGAGTCAAATTCTCTTTGTAGTTCATCAAAAGCAGCTTCAAGATCACTTATTCTTTCATCTGTTTCTTCATCGGACAATTCTTCGCCGTCTTCTTCATCATCGGCTTCAACGTCCATAACATCTTCAAGGTCTTCACCAGCATCTTCTAGTGACATACCTTCCTCGTCGCTTTCAATATCTGTTACAAAATCATCAACTTCGTTGTCAGAAACTTCTTCTTCAAGTTCCTCTTCGATAGCTTCTAGATCTTGCTCATCAATTAAGCCTTCATAAATCTCACGAGACTTATCCACGACAATTTCGTGGAATAGTTCACGGGCCTTATCCTGCTCTTCATTGATAATATAATCAAGCAACTGTTCAAATTTATTACTCATAGCGAAATCACTCCTTTAGTTTATTTCATAAAGGTACAAATTACAAATATACAATTATATTTAATTATAATTTGC